GGATCTGTTCAATGGTTGTGTGATCTCTCATAGACATAATTTTTTAGTAAGCTGATAAGAGCGCTGTCGATNNCGTNCCNNCNGTAATGGTNGCNGTNNNTCGNATGTAATTGAAGTGATCNCGTGGGAAAAANACGATCGCATTNNNNCTNNCAGNNAGAGTNACCGAAGCGACNCGNGTNTCAGTTTNNGNGTTCGTGTTCGTCACGTTTTCATTCAATCGATTGTAGGGAGTCCAGTTCACATCGTCGTTCGACACATCGAATGTAAATACTGTTCCTGATCCTGTTGGACCCGTCACGAGCTGGACCGATAGGTTTCGTCTTTCACCTACGCAAATCCCTCGACTCGTTATGGTCGTGGTTGCTGGTACCACTGGCGTACCCGTTGTTTTTGTACCGATAAGGTATTCGAGGGTTTTGATCATAGATTTAGATTGCGAAGTAAGAAATAAAGAATGTTCCGTTCGCAGCAAGCGTTGGATCAATGTTCTTGAACACAAACGTTGCACTACCTCCCGTCTTCGTGATTGATTGAAGTTTGAGCTGACCCGCAGTTGCTGAATTGTAGTAAGCCGTCACTCCGATATAGTTCGAAGTAGAAGTAAGCTGACCGTCAGTTACCGTCAATGAATAGGTAGCACCCGCAGCTGTAGAGAGTGCCTCTGTCGTGATCAATGTGTTCGTTCCGTACTGCGTCGATGTGAATGATACTGCGCCTGCTACAGCTGTTCCCGCTTTCAAAGAAGAAGGCACCATTCCGACCGCGGTGTTTCCGCTGTATTGAAGTACCTCGTTCGTGAAGATTCCAGCGATCAACGAGTTGATTTTGATTCCCTGGATAGCCACAACTGTTGCAGCTTGGTTTCCAGTACCAGGACCAGCCGTCACGTCGCCGTGAAGCTGTGTGATTCCCGCTGCTCCCGCATCAATAATGCTCCATGATGGAGAAGCGAGCGTTCCGACGTTTTCAAAGAGAGCACCAGAGGCGTCAGTTTTTGCCATGATGCATCCTGCTTGGAAAACGCCTGCTGTTGTATCGGGAGTCGACACTGTGTCGAACTTTCCGAGCAACACATATCCGTTTTCATCAACGAGACCACTGTAGTGGTTCGCTGACTGTTCGGGCATGATTGTGTAAAAATTTGTTCCTGTCATAGGTTTTTTTATAATTCTGCTAAAGATGTGGGTTGGGCAAAAATTTGAATTTGTTCAAGCCTTTGCCCAACCCACATGAGCTGGGCTGAGACTTAGATAGTCGTCGCATTCGATCCGATCGCCCACTGCCAAGCCTGGAATCCAGGTTGGAACATGGTTGAACCCGTGTAGATTTTGGTTCCGTTGTTGACGATCTTGTCATCGTCAAACTTTGGTCGCCATCCCCATACGAGGTAAGCCATGTAAGAAGCGCGGTCCAAGTCAATGATCCACCAGTTGTACTGGTACGCAGGGTCGCGTGGAATCCAGTTTGCAACTTTCAATTCGATTGACTGTTCGCCCTCCATAAGGAAGACGTTCGACAAGCGGTTTGCAGAGTCAGGGTTACCGATTGATTTCAAGACTTCAAGGGCTCGTTCCTTACCTTCACGCGCTACGATCATTCGCAAGCGTGTGCATGGAAGTAACTGAATACCCTTGTCGTCGTAGAAGCGATCCAATTCCTGAATAGCCGTTTTGACGTTGTCGTATGAGATCGGAAGACTAGACAAAAGGTTTGACTGGGTTGTTCCGTTCAACATAGGGTGAGCTGACGAGAACAAAGGCTGTCCGTCAGATCCCGTAAAGAACGTTGTACCGAAACCAAGATAGAAAATCTTAGCCGCGTTCAAGTTGATTCGGGCGTTCAACGCATTTGACACACCTGAAACCAAGTTGTTGATTTTAGGCCAAAGGTTGAATCGAAGCATTTCCTCGGTGATGTTGATCGCCTTGGTGTACTTCACGGGAGTGATGGTCACTTTGCCCGCCTGGTCGATGTCCTCACGATTGTAAGGTTCCTGTTCGCCAGTTTCTTCTGCGATTCCTAGACCTGTGAAGTTCTCGAACTGTGAGTCCAAGATTTCTGCGGTGTAGTCGGTCAAGCCGAGCAAGCCGTATTCAAGTTTAGTAGAAAGCTGAGTTTGTTTTTCGTCCCAGATTCGGCGGATGCGTGGATCAGCCAAATCGAAGAGTCTTTGTAGATCTGCCATATAAATGGTTTAGGAATGATTGTGTCATTCCTCGATTAGGTTGTTACTGCGTTCGGACGATCTTGAAGTATCCCTGGCGAAGACCAGAGCCTACTCCCGTACCACCGAGCTGATTTGGGTCGACCTTTGTAAGTTCTACGATGGCACTTGTGCCAGTCGTAGCGCCTCCTGCAACATCCACCTGGATCAAGCCGGTTGTTCCAGTGATGTTGTAAAGAGTTCCCACGTTCAATGGGTCCAAGTCAGCGTTCGTTCCCATCAACCATTCATATTGCTGGTCGATAGGAGTGAAAGCTGGTTCGTACTGCGCGTTCGTCGTGTTGTCAGAAGCCATTGTGTTGCTTGCTGCAACGACTCCGATGATCGCCGTACTTGCCGCTGCTACTTCAAGTCCTGTTCCTGGAACAACCGTCACTAGGTCCATTTCGGTGAAGACTTCAGAGTCCGCACCGATAATTCCGTAGCGATAGTTATTTTCGTTTGTAGGGGACTTTACGAGCTGCGCGCCGTAAATTGTTGCGTTATATCCGTCCATAGCATTGAAAATTCAATTTAGTAATGGACGCAAGTTGACCTGCTATTCTTTTTCCTTTTTCGCGTCCTGTTCCTTTTTGAGTGCAGCATGTTCTTGAGGCGACATTCCCCAACGTGCGAGAATTGCGGCGTCTTGACTGCTGTATTCAGGGTCCATTTCGCGTTCTTGGTGATAGCTGCTTGCGCCGCGCGACACGCCTGCATCGGAGTATATCGCTTCGCGTCGAGCTTGCGATACCCTGCCTGCATGTCGTTCGGACTCAAGGGTTTCAAAGTTTTCAGCAGCGTACGCTCGTCGAAGATCGTTCATGATCCCCTCGCGCGTACGTCCCGTGTTATTTTTGATGCGTTCATATGTTGCAATGACCGCTTTCATTTTATCGGAACTTTTTTCAAGACCTGGATGTGAAGCGACGAAGTCTTTGAACGTAAAGTTGAAACGCTCCGTCTTTTCTGCTTCCAATTCCTGTGCCAATGGATCGACATTTTCCTTGATGTGCTTGTCCCATGCTTTTGAGCTTGGGTCCTCGAAGTTGATTTTCGGAATTTCTTCCTCACCTGGCTTTTCGCCAGCAGCTTCTTTGGTTTCTTTCCGTACTCGTTTGAGTTCGGCGTTGGCATCACGAAGTGCATTGTTGATGTTGGCTAACTGCTGCTCCTTTGTAAGAACCTCTGGGTCCTTTTGGTCTGGTTTTTTTTCTTCTGGCTTTTTATCACCAGCGTCTAACGGCGGAACTTGACCCTGTCCCCCGAGAATTTCGTCGAGTTCAGTACTCATAAGTTAACGATGTTTTATACGTGTTACCGACACAGATACGATTGCTCGCAGAGCTGTTCACGATGAGTTTGAATAAATAGCAAAGACTCCGATTTGCCCTCGGANNCTCAATCGGAGTCTGTGGTGTTTGATAAGGGATGCAAAAAACTTATCAATCCTACAGGACCCGNTTGAGGTTCCGAAGACAAGGTTTGCATCCTTTGTCAAGTATTACATTTTTCCCTGTTCCTCCGCCTTTGCGTCCTTCATTCCGAAGACTTTTTTCTTCATCGTGTTGAACTTTTGAGCGTTGAAAGTTTTGGGAGCCTTGCCGCTGGTAGCTTTCTTGGTGACTGCTACTTTCGACTTGGACTTTGATTTCATGGCTTTTTTCATAGTGGTTTATTTGGACTTAGTTCCCATTTTGAAGTGAGAACGTCTTGCCCGTTCGAATCCGCCTGCGTTGAACCCGACCTTAGCCCCTTTNGCNCGAGCTTTGTTCAACAGGATTGCCTTGCGTTGCTTTTCAGCTTGCGCGGCTCCTTTCTTCGCGGCGGTCTTTGCAAGAATTTTCGGAGGGTTCTCTTTCAATTCTTTTCCGACGCTCGAAAGGATTTTTTTTGTCTTGGTCTGTGCCATAACATTTTTATTGTAGCAAGTTTTTTACTTTGCAACAACATACTGTGGATTACTTTTTCTTCGAGAGGTACGTGTTGTACGCACGTTCCATGTCTCGATACAGTTCTTTGAGGACTGTAATTCGACCTTTGGCGAGCCACATTTCCTTTTCGTCCTCGCAATTCATCGCTGCCTTGTAGATCTGCTTGTTGATGTAATTCTTCAAGTGAGCTCTGAATGGGATGTCATTGAATGCTCGCGCGAGTGCTTCATTCACCTGGAAAGATTCCTCACGCTTCGGCTGTTCGAAGTGGAACATCGGCTCTATGAAGTCGAGAGCTTTGATGATCTCATTGATGTCTTTGAGAGTTGTTTTTTCCATAAGCTATTGTTGCAATCCTCCACCAGCGGAGAATGCGTTTTGGTCTTGGCCTGCGAGAGCCTTGTTCATCACCATGCTGTTGACAGTCCTGCGTCCAGCTTTCTGGGGCTGACCTTTCGCAGGAGCGCCCAGAGGCGGGATCTGCGGATTCTGCTGCGGTCCGCCTGGAATCTGCGGAGCACCTTGTCCTCCTGGACCTTGCTGACCTGGCTTCTGCTTGAACTGATCGGGATCGATGTCGTGCGATTCGTCCACCCAATCCACAACTGCTTGCGCGTCCACTGGGACGAACACAGGCGATTGAGGATTCTGCGCGAGACTGAATCTCCAGTTCGCATAGTCGTGTCGCACTGCCTGATCGAGCAACTGGTTTCGCTTGAATGTTGACCCTCGAACGATCTGCACTTTGTAATCGAAGTCTTGGAATGTTTCGATGTCGATTGCGATCGCTTCTGTCGGTTCGCCGTTCATGTTGCCCCGGTGTTCGATGACATCAAGAGAACTTTTTGTTTTCTCTCGCTCATCGTCATCGTCCAAAGTTCCTGCAACGAGTTTGATAACGCGCGTTCCCTTTCGTCCGTCAGCGAGCGCAACATTTTCCACTCGGATATCTCGGTACTGCAATTTCTCAACTGCTTTTCCGTTCGGATCCGTAATGCGTTCAATGCGAGCGATCGAATAGAACTGCAGCATGTTCTTGACGCGGAGTTCCGTTCGATCTCGTTCCAGGTCTTCCATGAATCCTGCAGAGATAGACATCGATTGCTGCGCCTGCTGTTCCTGCAACATGAGCTGTTGCTTGGTGACTTTGCCTCCTTTCGGACTAAATGTCTGCGCGCCTCCGAATGTTCCCGCGTTCTGTTGGATGAATGTGACCGCTTGGTTGAGCATGTTCACTTCGCCCGCGTTCACTGGCGGCATTTCGAATACTTTCCACTTGTTGATGTCGCCGACCTTTCGGAACTTGTTGACTTCCATGACATCGTCGTCTATCCAGTCGTCCACATCCGAGCTGATACCCGTCGGCAAGAGCGATCCGAATGTCTTGTCCGCCATCATGTTGAACAGGGTGTTGATGAGGTCCTGTTCGCCCATGATCTTGTTCGGGAATCCTGCGCCCCAGAAGAAGTAGTTGTCGAATGGTTCGAAGATCGTTTTTGCGAATGGATATTTGCAGTGCTTGAAAGGGATTGGTCCGCTGTAGATGATGATTCCGTTGATCATCACGATGTGCTTATTCTTTGATCGGTTATACCATCGCACGATTTCCACTTGGTTCGCTTCAATCGTCGTGGTGATTGCGTTTCTATAAAAAGTTCCCGGGTCAATCTCGCCCATGATCTGGTAGTTTCCTGGAACGACGTATTCAAAGTTTGCGTAGTGTCCGTATTCCTTTTCCGCTTCGACTTTCGTCGTGATCGTTCGCCAGATTACGAATGGTTGCTTCTGAATGTCTGGCTGATACGGATTCGGAATGTAGAGGTCTTCAATCGGCACGAGTTGCTGGAAACAATCATCAAAGGTTGTGAGGGTTCCTTTCTTCCATACGACTTCACCTGTTACAGGGTCAAAGTCTTCGATGATCGGAACGTCCTGTTCGGTCTTCGCATATCCCTCGTAGACGATGACAGTTCCTTTGGTCGCACATTCAAGAGCCGCTTCGAAGTATCGCGCGTCGCCGTTCTCGTTATTCAAAGAGTTCGTATTCATGTCCTGAAGCGCATTGCCGAGTTGTATGAATCCGAGTCCTGATTTTTTATTCACCGCGTCCACTTTCGGATCAGGCGGTTGCTGTGCAATCTTCGCGAGGTATGAGATCACCAAGTTTCGAGTGATGTTCAAGAACACGCGGGATTGCGTGTCTGTGAGCAACGGGTTTCCGCCTGGGATGTATCCGTTCCATCGCTTCTGCCAGTCGTCAATGCACTGATACAAAGATCGCCCATTGAACTGGTTGTAGTTTTTCATGATCACACTGCGTCCCTTTGTGTAATCATTGACGATGGTCTTGATATCCTTTCGCTCTTGTTCAGAGGCGACCCAGATCGAGATTTGTTCTGGCGGATGTTTTACGCTCGCTTTGCTTGTTGTGTCCATGAAAAGGTTTGCATCCTTTCTTATGGGCTAGTTCTTCTGTTCTACGCGGCAATCGAAGTGAGAATCATCTGCAAGGAAGTCGAAGTGTTCGCCGAAATGCTTGAGCATCTTTTCGTCTTCGGGGGTGATCTTTTTCTTTGCGACATAGGCTTGTCTAAGCATTTCGCGCGAATCATGGATGTTGAGAATTACTCCCCTGTGAAAGTACTCGTTGAGTTCCTTTCTGAAAAAGAATCGTGCAATCTTCATTCGCAGAGTATCATCGCCTCTCGATCGATAAATATATTCTGTTTGTTTGATATGTTTTGATGCGTTCATAAAATAATAATAACATT